CTACATTGCTAACGCTGAAGCTCCAGAAGGAGTAACATTGAATGGGCAGTTTTGTGATGATTTACATAATGAAGTTGCACAAAATATACAAAACTTAGCTAACAGTTTACGATTCGAAAACTTATATGAAGCAAACTATGCTGGAAGAGAAGGATCAAATCACCCATATAGATCAGATGCAAGAAGAGTGTTAGAGTTTGCAGATTCACAATACTATCAATTAGATAAAACTACCAGTGAGATACTAGCAACAAGAGAAGATATGCTAAAGGATTATGTCTATTATAGAGGTATGGTTATTGAAACACAAAATCCTTATATAATGACTAACACGGATAACCTAGAAAGTAATGAATGAGAGTAGTCTATCATAAAGAACCATTCAAAATCAAAACATTACCATTAACAGATATACATGTTATTGATAACTGGTTAACACCAGAACTTTGGGCTTTCTTTAATGAAAAGATTAGCCAAATGAATATCTGGTCACAATCAAATCAAGTTTACAAGTTTGGTAAAATTAGACACCGTTTTTGGGGTTGTACTTTCTTTAGAGAGAACTATAGACTTGAACATGATATGAATCCAGAGTATTCATACTTTGTTGAGTTCTTAGACAGAAAGTTACAGCATGAGTTTGGTTTTAAATGGACTGATTTTCAATATGCAGGAATGAATAGTCAAACTGAGGGTCTACAAGGTACTATACACGAAGATTGTCCAGATGATATGCCTAATAATCTTTCATTTCTATGGTATAATCAAACATATTGGCCCAAAAGATTTGGTGGTAAACTTAGAATATACGACAGCTCTGGGAAAGATATTTCAGGATTTCATTCAGATTTTGCTGAAGAACATCAAGTAGCTGAGATAGATTATATTCCAAACCGTCTGCTTGTATTTGATGGTCGTTTACCACATAATGCTGATGCTCCTGTTAAGTCAAAATATCATCCAAGAACTTCACTTGTGATAAGAGGAAATGATGTGAGGTTATGTACTAAAGAGGAATTTTATTAATGCCAACTATTGAATTTCAAACATACAACAAAAGAAGTTACGAACATTTCAGACCTGTTAAAGCTGATACATACAGACCAGACTGGTGGAAATACGAAAAGGTTGTAACCGCTTCACACGATAAATTGGGTGCTTCAATTCGTGCATGTCCAGGCATGGATGATTTCTTAGCAATAGGTTGGTATATTCTTGCAGTCCGTGATATACATGTGAAACGTATTGATGGTGTAGATGGTAAAAATTGGACAGTAAGTATACCCGATGGTAAATTTTGGGAAAATGATGGACACCCAGCAACACAAATAGAAGTCTTAAATCCTGTTAAGGGAGATGTGGAACATCGTGCTAAAACAGCAATTAAGATTACTTTACCGTGGAATATTGTCACACCAAAAGATTATTATTGTATGTACCTTGATCCATTCCTTTTTAATAACACATTCATACAGACATGGCAAGGTGTTATTGATACAGACAAGTTTAATGAAAACCAAGAAAATGCAATAGTTATATTATACCCTAAAGTAGAAGAAGATTTTATTATCAAAGAAGGAACACCACTAGTACAAGTGATACCTATGAAACGTGAATATTGGACAGTTTCATGTGAATTACTAGACTGGAAAAGCAATAAACAAACACGTTTTGATTTAGCTAGAGAAGAATATTACTCAGAACATCAAAATAAAAAAGATAACAATCAGGCATCAGGAGTTTATCGTAAACTTAAGTGGGAAAACAAAAAAGACTTATACGATGAAATACCTAAAGAATGCCCATTTCATAAAGGAGAAGAAGATGCCAGTTGAAGCATTGTTTCCATCATTCATATTTTACAGAAACTTTTTAGATAAAAAGCTATCAAAACACCAAGGCTTAACACAAGAACAAATTGATATGTGTGTCAAAAGTATTGATGAAATGCGTAGAAATGATCCTCACGGTCGAGCTGTCTCAAACCGTGGTGGTTGGCAGTCAAACGATGGATGTGAGAGTGAACCAGCATTTGTTCCAGTAATGAAACGTATTGTGCGGTTTATGCAAGACGAAATTCTACCATTTCACGGTTTTGTTAACAATGAAATAACACCAATTGTTGGTAATTCTTGGGCAAACGTCAATCAAAATGGAACGTATAATGCTCCACATCTACACAATGGTTGTTGGTATTCTGGTGTATTCTATCTTAAAGCTGAGGGCGATGAGGGTGATATTGTTTTTATGGATAAAGACCCCAAGTTCGTTAGCAATTTTCCTTCAGGTTTTCATTGTGAAACAGACAGACCAAACAATCCTAGAACTGGTGAAATAATACTATTTCCTAGTGGTTTAATGCATATGGTTGAACCAAATTATTCAGATAGAGAAAGATATAGTATATCATTCAATATAGACTATCAAGTAAACATTGATCATAAAATTGGTCAAGGTATAGTTTCTTCAGATGCAAAATCTCGTAGACTTCTTTTCGATGTAACATCTAACGGAAATATCAAGTTTCATAAATAGATGTATGGAAATAGAAATATCACCGTATATCTTATGGAATCTCATTCTTACACTCATTTTAGCTCCAATAGGTTTTTTGGTTAGAAATGCTTTATCTGAACTAAAAAGGTTAGATATCTTAATTAATAAGACTAGAGAAGAGATTGCCAAAGAATATGTCACAAAAGATCAGATTGAAAGAGATATGGAAAGACTTATCAATTCAATCAATAGAATTGATCAAAAGATAGATCGCCTACAAAGAAACACCTTCTTCGAAGAATAATTGTATAAATAGTGGTTAGGAAGGAATAACTACTATGGCAGAACCAAATTCTTTAGCAACATTCAAATCATATATCAAACGAAAACTAGGTGCTCCTGTTATTGAAATTAACGTAGATGACGATCAATTAGATGACAGAATAGACGAAGCATTACAATATTTTAGAGAGTATCATTACGATGGCTCTATCAGAACATATCTGAAACATCAAGTTACATCAAGTCAGCTTACAACCATGAAAACAAACGAGAGTTTTACTGGTGTTGCATCGGCTTCTAATGAGTATTCAGGTCAAACTTTCAGTGAAGAAAAAAGTTACGTAGTTCTGCCCGAATTCGTGCTTTCAGTGATGCGTGTTTTTCCTTTTAACGATAAGCACAATCTCAATATGTTTGATCTCAGATATCAACTAAGACTAAATGACATCTATGACTTAACGGCTACTAACATATTGTATTATGAAATGGTTCAACAACACATACAACTACTTGACCAAATATTAGTTGGTCAAATACCAATTAGATTTAAACAAGGTATGAATAGATTGTACCTTGACATGGACAAAGATTCTATTAATGCTGGTGAGTATATCTTAATTGACTGTTATAGAAAAATAAATCCTGAAGACTTTACAGATATTTACAATGATATGTGGTTAAAAAGATATGCTACTGCGTTAGTAAAATATCAGTGGGGACAGAATTTGTCAAAATTTGGTGGTATACAATTACCTGGTGGTGTCACACTAGAGGCCGATACTATTAAATCAGAAGCACAAGAGGAAATAACAAAATTAGAAGAAGAATCAAGAAATAATTATGAACTGCCAATGGATTACATGGTAGGATAATATGGAAAATGTATAATGGCTCCTACAAACGTATTTTTTAATCACGCTGTACAGAGTGAACATCACTTATACGAAGACTTAATTGTTGAGTCTTTACGAATGTATGGCCATGAATGTTTTTATCTACCAAGAGAAATCGTAGAAGAAGACACAATACTTGGTGAAGATATTCAGTCTCGATTTGGTGATGCTTATTCTGTTGAGATGTATCTGGAAAATGTTGACGGATACGAAGGTGAGGGTGACCTATTTTCAAAATTTGGTTTAGAAGTCCGTGATCAGGCAACTTTTGTTATATCTGTTAGATCATGGGAAAGATTCGTATCAACAGACGGAAATTTAGTATCATCATTTAGACCAAACGAAGGTGATTTGATATATTTTCCACTATCTGGATCATTGTTTGAAATACGTTTTGTAGAACACGAAGATCCATTCTATCAAGTTGGTAAATTATTCATATTTAAAATGCGATGTGAACTGTTTGAATACAGTGGTGAAGATTTTGATACTGGCATCAATGCCGATCTTGTTGAGATTGAGTCAGCATATACACAAGAAATTACACTTCTAGCTCCCTCTGGTTCAGGATCATATGAGAAACATGAAGCAATATCAGGCACAGCAGACAGAGCTACAGGTACAGCAAGTATTTCTGGTGGTGCGGTGACCTCTGTATCAATAGTATCACAAGGTGATGGATATACTTCTGCTCCAACAGTTACGTTCAGTGCAGCTCCCGAAGGTGGAACTACTGCAACTGGTACAGCTGTCATTGGTGAAAATAAAGTATTATCAGTTACAATAACAGAAGCAGGATCAGGATACACAGCAGCTCCAACTGTTACATTTGCAGTTTCACCAGCAGATACAGTTGTTGCAGAAGTGAATACGTTTAGAGTTGATGATGGTGGTTCAATGATATTAACACTTCAACAGATTCAAAGAACCATACAGGTTGGCGAAACACTAACCGGTGCTGTTTCTGGAGCAGCTTATGAAGTTCTCTCTGTTGGTAGTGAAATAGCATTGCCTAATGATGATACAAACCAAAACGAAGACTTTGAGACAAAAGGTGATTCTTACTTAGACTTTAGTGAAACTAATCCATTTGGAGAACCAACATAATGTTTGGAACCTTTTTTTACCATGAAACAATAAAAAGAAGTGTGTCTGTTTTCGGAACACTTTTTAATAATATTACAGTAAAAAAAATAAAATCTGATGGCACATTTGAGTCTGTTCAAAAAGTACCTATTGTTTATGGACCAAGACAAAAGTTTTTAGAACGTTTACGAAAAGAGCCTGATTTATCAGACAATATGCG